GGGCAAGGAGCTACCGGAGCCTTTGCAATCCGGACAAGTGCTATATAAGGGGCACAAGAACTCAATGCGCCCGAGTCCACGACACAACGAACAAGAGGTGTCCCTCTTTTTAGTAGAGATGCGCCATTTTGGGGTCCCATCCCCATCACAGACACGAACTCCGGGACACTGGAGGAGGTATCTGTAGGCGTCATTACGATTACATTCAAATGTGGCGTGAATATTACCCACTAAATCTGCTGTGGCGGTAGAACCATTCTCTGCAATCCAACAGCGGATAAATTTATATACACTTGTGCTATCAAAGCTCTTGTAGCCTTCGGGCCCGACGGGTTCCTCTTTACGCTGACGAATCTCACGCATACGAGGCGAGAGATCCCACTTGTTGTCTGAGCAACCAACGAAAGTATAGCTGTTATGATTAGTCAGTATATACTCAACCTGAGTAAAAGTTATATTGACTCCGGATCACCAAATGGAATATGTGAGGTCTTGAATTGTCATCGGACCTTTCTGCTCAAGGAAGTTTATGAGGGTGGTAAATTGGGTGTCTGTGTATTTGGTAAGACGTGGCGGCTCCACGATCTTGGTGTGTAAATTGGATGAAGAGTCTACATCATCCGACATGGTCCATTCTCCATGTGTCCCAGACAATGAAGACTTATGTCTTCTTTTCTGAAACTTAGGTTTATTATGATCACGGAGGTAATCGAATCCATGTCTGTTGCGGGTGTCTAATTGACTTTCTGCTGCCCGAGATTCAGCAGTCTGCCCCATACGGAGGACTTGGGTTTGTTTTCTTAATATAATCTTACTAAATACTGGATCGCTTCCCTTCTGCGCGTTACTATGGAATCTGGCGTCACACAACGGCAAAGTTTTATTCACACCTACGGAATTCATCCTAGCGGCGTGTTTTAATGCTTTGCGAGTCGGTGCCCTATCATGCATAGCGGTAGCACTTAGGTACAAACATTGCGGGGCAGACTTTACTCCTCCGCAGTCCGTACGTGGACGAGCCGTTCCCTCACCTTCTGGTAACACAATTGGGACTGCATTGAAGTCTCCCCCTTTGTGTTCCGTCTCGATGCGGGACATTTCTTTGTATTCGTAATTCGACATCATGGTTGGCTCGGGCAAAGCTTACACTAAATGAGGTCGAAGACGATGGATAAGTTGGGCTACACAAGTACATACTGTATAACTATATAATATGATATATATGAGACGGAGATAGCGCACTAAAGTTAAAAAGTGTTGGCGTTAATCTCGGTAAGGAAGAAATCGCCTTTGAGGGTGCCACCGGGAAAGACTCCGACGGCGCCAAAAGATACAGTGGGTGGTAAGGCAGGAGTGCCGCTGCCGTCG